CACATCCCAACGATAGGAAAAATTACAAACATAGTAAGGGTTGGGTACGCACCGTTGTAGGCACATTCCTAAATAACGACAAATCAAAAATGGATGCTGATTTTAAAAAACACCCTAATAGGTATACATTCAGCATGAAAATCAAAAATACTAATAGTAGAATAAAAGAACGTAAGAATTGTACTAATAAAGAGAAAGAATTTGCAATTAACGTAGCTGTTGGTAAAACAGCAGTTAAAAGCTATATGGATGCCTTTACAGAGGGTGATTCTTCAAAAGCTAGAAAAAAAGCATTAGTGCTTCTAAAACAGGAGAGAATTATGAAAGAAATAGAAAAATCAGTAGGTGATGTTGCTGCTGAACTAGGTATTGACCATGAATACATTCTTGCTAGGCTAAAGTACCTTGTCGATAATAGTGACGATGAGAATATTAGCTTACAGTCAGTAAAAGAGTTAGGTAAAGCTATTGGTACTCTTGGAGGCGCTGTTAAGAAAGTTGAAACTGGTGTACTAGGATTATTTCAAGGATTTTCGCCAGAGCAGATTGATACCGCTAAAAGAGAAGTTCTAACTGATGGTAGTAAATAATGATTTGTCCTCATTGCACTAGTTCATATTGTAGAAAAAAGGGGATAAGAAATAATAAACAAAGAGCAAAATGTCTTTCTTGTAAAAGACAATTTTGTTTTCCATTAGATGAATCTCCTAATAAACCAAGTCAATTTGCAAAGATTCTTCTTTTTGATATAGAAACTAGTTTGATGAAAGTATTTGTATGGGGATTATATAAGCAATTTATACCACATACAAATATCATAGAAGATTGGTATGTAATATCTTGGGCTGCTAAATGGTTATATGACGATGAAATTCAATCAGATGTTCTAACATCAAAAGAAGCTAGGAATAGAAATGATTCTAGAGTATTAGAATCAATGTGGAAGCTCTTAAATGAAGCTGATATAGTAATAGCACATAATGGAGATAGGTTTGATTTGAGAAAATTAAATTGGAGATTTATCAATAATGAAATGGACCCGCCTACTCCATATCGCTCTATTGATACTCTGAAGATTGCAAGGAAAGAGTTTGCTGCACCATCTTATAAGCTTGATTTTCTAACTAAGAATTTTGGTTTACATACTAAGCTAACTACGGATTTTCAATTATGGGTTGATTGCATGGATGGGGATAAAGATAGACTAAGTGAGATGAATACTTATAACGAACAAGACGTAATTGCATTAGAAGATGTATATTTAAAAATAAGACCATATATCAAGAATCATCCAAATTTAGGAGTTTTATCAGATATGGATGTATGCACTAATTGTGGTAGTCATCATATGGAAGAAACTGATTCAGTATATTTAACTTCATCAAATAAATTTATTGTTTATAGATGTAATGGATGTAGAACACCATACATAAGAAGTAAGCAAAATGTCAATCAGTACAAGACTAATTTGAGGAGCGTAGCAAGATGAATGAAGGCGAATGGAGGGACCCGATGATACCTAGTAAAATAGAATTGCCACTGGATATTGCAATATCTGATTTGAAAAAGTATAAAAGGTCATTACCATATAATTTGTATTCTCTATCTTCCAGACAAGTAAATTACTTAAAAAGAATGATGGCAATAATAGAAGGAATGGAAGTTCCAGAAAAATTGACCGATGAGTGAAGAATATAAAAGAAGAAAATATATTAAACGAACTAGCATCGGTAGTGGTAGGGGAACAAAAAGAAAGTACAAGAAATATAGAGGACAAGGTGGGCGAAAGAGATGAGTAAACAAAAAAAACGTGCTATACATAAAAAAGATATTGTAAGTGCAATAACGAATCAATTTTATTCTATTAAGAGAGTCGAGAATAAGATAGCTGAGTTAGACATACTATTAGCTGAATTAATAGATATGTTAGATTGTCAAAAGGAATTTGAGGAACATTTAGATGGCAAATATAAACAGCCAGAACGTAAGCGAAGCGGAAAAGACGCTAAAACTAGCACAAAATGACTTAATAGCATTTGGTAAGTTGTTTCTGCCAGATGACTTTATGCGTAGTGAAACTCCATACTTTCATTACGAAATGGCTGATGCAATAGATAATCCCAAAGTTAAACAGTTAGCTATAATACTTCCCAGAGGACATGGTAAGACAGTTCTAACTAAGGCATCCATTCTTAGAGACTTCTGTTTTTGTCCTAAAGATGATATGCTTTTTTATGCTTGGGTGTCTGCTACACAGAAGCTAAGTGTAGGAAATATGGACTATGTTAAATATCATTTTGACTTTAATGATAGTATTAAGTATTATTTTGGTACACTCCGAGGTCGTAAGTGGACAGAAGAAGATATAGAGTTATCAAACGGCTGCAAGCTAATATCAAAGTCAAACGTCGCAGGAATACGTGGAGGCGCAAAGCTCCACAAACGATACGACATGATAATACTGGATGATTTTGAACATGAGCAGAATACTATCACTCACGAAGCACGAGCTAAAAATGCTAATTTGGTTACTGCTGTTGTTTATCCCGCTATCGAGCCTCATAGTGGTCGTCTTAGGGTTAATGGTACTCCAGTTCATTATGATAGCTTTATTAACAACCTTATCATCAATCACAGTCGCAGCAAGAAGAATAAAGAGAAATTTTCTTGGAAGGTGATTACATACAAAGCTATTCAGAAAGATGGCACCCCTTTGTGGGACTCTTGGTTTCCTCTAAAGAAGTTAGAGGAGAAGAAGAAGTTTTATTACGATTCTGGAACGCCAGCGAAGTTCTACCAAGAATATATGATGGAAGTTCAATCAGCGGAAGATGCCGTCTGGAGAAGGCAACATATTAAAGATTGGAATGGTTATTATGAATATGATAAAGAAGAAAAAATTGGAAACCTTATTATTGATGGTCAAAAAATTCCTGCGAACCTTTTTATTGGCTGTGACCCTGCGACTGACATTGACACAAAAGATAGTGATTTTAGTGTTATTATGGTTATCGCTATTGATACCGATAATAATTTATATGTACTCGAATACGAAAGACATAGAAGTATACCAACAATCGGGGCAAAGAATAGCGATGGGGAACTATTAGAGAAAAAAGGTGTAGTAGATTACATCATAGAACTTTACAATAAATATCATTGTATTTCTGCTACGGTAGAAGATGTAGCTATGAATAGAAGTATATTTCAAGCATTGAACGATGAGCGTAGAAGAATGAATCGTTTTGATATAGCTGTCATACCAGAGAAACCAGGTGGTACACAGAAAAGAAATAGAATATATAGTGGTTTAAGTGGTAGATTCAGCATGGGAACAGTGCATTTGCGTGAAAGTATGTTTGATTTAATCAATGAAATAATTACATTCGGTCCCAGAATGGCGCATGATGACACAATTGAATCGCTTTATTACGCAAATCTGCACTCATTTCCGCCTAATTATAAGCAAAATAAAGAGAAAAAGTGGTATAAACCTAAAAGGCAGGCAAAAAGTTGGATTGTCGCATAAAATGGCTAGAAGAGTTAGACGGATTAAAAAGAAGAGAAGCACTAGGAAAGCCACGAATTTATTTAAGCTTACATCTAGACGTAGAAGAAAAAATAAAAGGAAACGTAGATAATGCCACATTACGGTAAACGCTCTAAAAGAAGAATGAAGGGTATTGACCCTAGGTTGCGAAAAGTATTAGATGAACTTATTAAGATAATGGATGTAACAATTATAGAGGGAGTACGTTCAGCAGAAAAGCAACAAGAATATTTTATAAAAGGAAAAAGTAAAATAGATGGTATTACTAAGAAAGGACAACATCAGAAGGGTAAGGCTGTAGACCTTGCTCCATATCCAATTGACTGGGAAGATAGAGATAGGATGCATTATATGGGTGGTATGCTCAGAGGAATAGGTCACATGATGGGATATAAATTGCGTTGGGGTGGCGATTGGGATAGAGATGGTGAAACCAAAGATAATAATTTTGATGATTTAGTTCACATAGAGATTAGGAGTTAGATATGGCAAAGAAAAAAGCAAAAGCTAAAGCTAAGAAAAAACCAGTTAAGAAAGCTGAACCTGTCGGTATAGCAGCACCATCTGGTAAGGCTTCTTCCGCTGGACCATCTGAAAAGATTGGTTAATAATGTCTGGTAAAAAGCATTATAAAAGAAAAAAGCCTACTGCAAAAAGGAAGAAAAAGAAGAGTAAATAGTGGCAAG